TAGATAGTAAGTTCATCCATGCTTCGAAAGCATGTCTTAGAGCAAAATCTTCATCGTTGATAACAGTTACTGTCCAGGTATCGAATGTTCTATCTCCAGCAACCTTCAGAGTTCTACCTCTGAAGGGAATTTCTACTGAAGCAATATTAGATGCTGGTAGCTGTGCTGCCTTGCACATAAATCGAAAGTCTATCTTCTGGTCAGATAACCAATAAGATTGGACCTCTGCCGGAAACTTATCAATTGCAACCTCAAAGAGATTGGGTCTAGCTCCACCACCAGCAAGTCTTGTCTTGAATGCTGATAAGTTCTTAAGTGAAGGATTGTTGTTTGCCATTTTGGTTTTACTCCCTTAGTTTAATTTATTGTATTATCAAACTCTACCAGCAACTTCATCGAAGCTGATGCCAGTTCTCGTGGCAACAAAGGTGAGAGTTACATAGTTGATAGACTTGGCAGGCTTCAGGAAGATGTCTGCTCTAAACTCATTGTTATCAATAATATCTGGAGTGTTATTTGTTTCATCACAAATAACCAGGAATCCGAAGAGACCTCTCTTTGCTTGAACATCACGGAGGAAAGGTTCCACAATGTTGATGAAGTTTGCTCTTGTGATCTCATCATTGAGTTCAAAGAGTTGTGCATCAGCAGCACTCTTAAGTGCTTGCTCAATTGTGAGGAATAGACGACGAACATTAATTCTGTCGAATGCGGAAGCATAACCGAGAGCAGTCTTGTCACCGAATAGGATAATTCCAGTTCCAGGAGTATTGGTAATTGGGTTAATTCTGTTAGGATAAAGTTTGTCTCTTTCTGCTTTGGATGGGTTATATGCTAGTTTGATAGCATTGTTTATAACACCTCTCTGCTGACCAGCAGGAGAGAACCAAGGGAATGATTGAATACTAGTTCTTACACAGAGACCAGCAACATCACCATTTGTAGGCACATAACGGAACTTGTTATTGAACCTGTCATACATGTACTTGTATCCACTATCAAATATTGCATAAGAAGAGGAACTTAGTGGAGAGAAGAATTCAATAATGTTGTTAGTTTGAGCATTACTTCCTCCAGCAACATCAATAACATCTGCACGATGTGGTGAAATTACCGCAATACAGTCTTTTCTTTCTTCAGCAATTGCAATTAATGCTTGTGCTTTTGCTTGAGATTCTGCCTTGCTGTCACAACCAGGACCCATTAAGAGGTAATCAACTGCATGTTCATCTTCATTTCTAATTACTCTGTAAGAAGTTGCTATGTCAGCAAGTGATGCCTTCATAGATCCAGAAGTATCCGAGTAATCTTTACCACCAGCTAGTGAGTAGACATAGTTGCCAATTGATGCGAATGTGACATCCTGTGCATTTTGACTCCAAAGACCATCACCAGTGCTAATTCCAGTAAAGGATGTGGCAACACCATTATCAGCAAATCCAGTTTGTGCTACTTCTTCAAGAGTTTCATTATCAGAAGGGTTGTCTCCTGCATAGACATACTCGGAGAATAGTGCGAGATAATCTTTGTAGTAGATTTTCTGAGGAGAATTGATATTAGAGATTGCATCCTCTGCCTTTGAAAGACCTAAATGCTTCTCGATAACATTACCTTTAATACCAGTTAAAGATCCAAAGTCATCGATAACGACGATGTGCATCTCATCATTTCTACCAGATCTGTCATCTGCATATACAGAAGTTCCTGGTTTAGGTGCAATTTGCTTCCAGAATAAATCTTGGTTGGTAAGGTCAATTTTTTGTTCATCATACCAATCTTTTACTGTACCGAGACCAACCGTAGTTGTTGCAGCACCAGAATTGTTTAGAACATTAACACTAGTTCCAGCAGTGAAAGATGCAACATCAGATCTTTCTGCATAATCAATTGCTGTTACAGTTCCTGCTGAAGAAACTCGGGAAACAACTTTGACTGAAATTGTGTTGTTATTTGTGTCTTTTTCGGTAATAATACCTTTTAGGAATGCTCCATTTCCTAGTGCTTCGGTACTACCAGCAGATGTAAGTACTTCTCCGTTGAATCCGTAAGATACACCGTATCCAACTGCAACGTCAGACATTGCTCCTGCAGGAAGAGTAATTATCTGATCTGCTTTACTATCGATAAAGCAAACTTTTAGGTTGTTTGCCCATTTTCCAGGTGTTTTGGCACCAAAAACATAACTTGCAGCAGATTCTGCATGATTCAAGTTGTAATCATCAAGGTTTTTAATCTTCAAACTAGCATCTGCAACACCAGTTGCTCTTGTGCTTGCATTAGTAACTTTTGAGTTTGCATTGACTAAGTTTGAACCGTCAGTTCTTACAACTTTAAGAACTCCTCCATATGATAGGAAGGATGATGCGGTTAGCCAATATTCGTAGTGATTGTCTGTAGAGATTGGTTTTCCAAAAAACTCTAGTAATTCTTGCTCATTGGAAACATCAATTGGGAAATCGATGGGTCCAATCTGAAAGGGTGCTGCAATCGCTCCAACATTATCTAAAACATTCTCAGCTCTTCCAACTGTTAAATCAACCTCTCGGATTAATACTCCAGGAGATAATTGAGGAGTCGCCATGTTTTTCTCCGTTTGTCTCAGTTTATCTACAAAATATTTATGAAAAATTTAATTTACATGTAGTCCCACATGTATGATCTGTCTCCATATTCGTCTGCATACCATCTATCACCATCAGCATCAACAGTACTTCCCTCATCCAATCCATCTACAATAAATCCAAATGGTGACATGTCTTGTTCTAGTTGATTTTTCTGATCTTCATACAATCTTTTTCGTACATCTTGATCAGTTAATTCTTTAAAATAATCTTGAGCAACTAACCAAGCATAAATTACGAGACACATTGCAAGGTCATCATTACATCCTTCCTCTGCCTCAAATGAGTTGTGTTTTGAGATAAAGGTTGTTAATTCTGATATAATTTCATAATCATTGAACCATAATTTATCTTCTTCAATTAAAGTTTTTAAGTTAAGTGATCCAACTTTTTTGACAGTTTTGGACATCTTAACACCAAGTTGAGTTTTCTTACCAGAGAAACCTTGACCTACAATCTGTCCTGCTCTACCTCTCATAGAACACATTAATAAATTTTGATATTCCAAATCATACTGTAAAATGCTTGCAACCTGATCTCCAATATCATTTACTTCACATAAAACATATGCATTATTATAATTTTTTGCTACTTCATAGATGATATTTGGAAACAACATTGGTTTAATTTCATTGTTTCTATATTTTGCTACAACTCTATGAGGAAACTCTGTAATATCTGCAACTATAAATGCAGAATAATCTTCACCAACTCCTCGGGCAACATCTACTGTTATTATGTAATCATGTCCTTCTTTGACTGGATCATATACATCTAAACCAGCATTTTTGTTTATTGGTGCGTCATAAATTAATGATCTTAATTTACTAGGAGCAATAAGTGTATCAACAGATCCTAAAAATTCACATTCAAACTCAACCTTGAACTGTTGTTCTGAAGTATTTGCAATAGTTTGTTCTTTCCACTTTGAATCTCTACCAGGAACTTCTGACCAGTGAACATCAGTGGGTACATATTCGTTTTTATCTTTTTCCGCATCATGCCATAAACGGTAGAAATGATTCATACCGTGTGGAGTAGAAACAATAATTACTTTGGTGCTTTTACCAGAAGTAATAGTAGGATAAACAGAGGCAAAGAACGAGTCAGCAACATGATTCGGGACGAATGCGAACTCGTCGAGAAAGAGGATGTTAAACGACATACCTCGAACAGCACTCGCAGACGTAGAAGCTGCCAATATTTTACTGCCATTTTCTAACTCCAAAGAACCTTTATTCCAGGATATAATACCCTGTTGCATCCATCTAGGTAAATTTTCATATGCAGTTTGCAATCTATCAAGAAGTTCTCTTGCAGTTGCTGCTTTGTTTGCCAATATACCTATATTAACACTTTCATTGAAAACGGCATAGTGCAAAAGATACGATACACACGTTGTAGACTTACCAGTCTGCCGCGGCATTTTACAAATATTAAATCTGTTCTCATGAAATCTGTTGACTAACTTTTCTTGAAAGTCATACATATCAAAAGGTTGTAAACCATGATCTAGGGTTACAATTTTTACATAATTTTTTGCAAAGTAGACTGGATCGTCTTTACATTTAATAAACTCCTCAATTTGTTCTTTAGTGAACTCTTGAGGAGTATTTGCTTTTTTTAAATTAGGATTACCAAGATATACGTCACTCATAATAATTATTCAGATTGGTTTTGAATTAGTAAAATGCATAAAGTTGCTGCACATTTCATATTATTTAATTCTGAGATTGCTCTAACTTCAATATCACTTTTTTCTTCTATCTTTATAGGAAATTTATAACTTCTTTCAATACTATTCTGATTTGCATGAATAATATCCTGAGTTTTCCATGTTCCATTA